TATCAACACCCATTGTTGTGCAGTGATGATTTTCTTTTAATATTTGTGCACAACTTGCAGCATGTGCTGCTTCACTTGCTTGTATTGCTGCTTGAATGGTTGGGTCACCGCTTGCTTTGATTACACTTAATTGTGCTTCTATACTGGAAATTTGTGCATCTACGGCAGCATCAAGCGAAGTGTAAATTACACCATTAATATTAATTTGATCAGATGAACCTGGCTCACCACCACCGCCACTATCGCCATTAACATGATATTGACCTGCTAACAATTTATTAAGAACAGTAATTCTTGAATTAAGTTCTATGCCATCAGCAGTTCCCATAAGAATAGTATTAGCATTTGTTATTAATGGAATTGTATCATTGTGAACATAACCAGCAGGTGTTCCAATAAAGTCTGCCATTGTAAGTTCACCAATACTACCACCACCAAATCCAAATGTTTGATTTAGTTTATCAGCAGCAGGTGGATACATAGGTGTGCTCATTTGACTCATATGATTTAAGTCAAGACCAGCATCTGTTTTGCTCAATGCTGTTCCAATGTCATCAAATGTTTTAGCCTTTGTAATACCAAGACTTGTAAAATGTTGTCCTAAATCGCTAAATGATTTACTTGGTCCAGTGGCATATAAATCAGGACACATATAACTCATGTTTGTAAGTTGTCCAAGATTGTCTAACTTTTTACCTATATTAAAATGACTGCTTACTGCACCAACTGCTGTAGGATCATTTATACTTGCTAATATAGATTGAACTTTTGTATCATACTGTGGATTGTCTATACCAGCAATTGGTATATTATTTTTAACAAGTGCAGTTGTAAGACCAGTTGTATTTCCTAATCCTGCATTTAATATTTGTTTTGCAACACGTGCAGGTTGTTGCAATCGCAACATATTAGTTGTATCAAATGTTCCAAGATTTTGTAAATTACTTGCGGCTGCTGGTATATTACTTGTTAATGAACTCATGCCATAACTTATAACACCATTATTATTAACAAAGTTTGCGCCCATTCCACCTGGTCCATTAGCACCAAAGCGAAGTGCAGCGGCTTCTGCTGCGGCACCAACCATGCTATTGCTAATGCCACTCATTGCATTTGATAATCCCATGGTTTGGACAAATGATGCACTTGCACCAGCACTTGCACCAGCAACCATATTCATACCAACACGTTGGATCATACCATTTAATCCACCATTATAAGCAAACTGTTGAACAGCATTTGGTAAGTTCATTGGATTACGTAATACACCATTAAGCGGTCCTAAAAATCCACCAACAGCACCACCCAATGCACCACCAACACCACCGCTAACTATTTGTGTAATTTCTTTTGGTAATACACCCGTTAGACTTGGTAATATACCACTACCAATATTTGAAAGTTTATCAAACATACCACCAGATAGTTGATTTAGTGGTCCAGTAACTTGTCCTAATGCTTGTCCTAAACCCCCACCTAATAACCCACCAGCTTGTTGTAGTGCACCACCCATTAAACCAGTAATACCAGAACCACCAAGCACACCTGTCGCAGCGGAAAGTGCAGTATTAATAGCAGCACCTAATCCACTAAGTAAACCAGCGGCGGCAATAGCACCAAATATACCAACACCTGCACCAGCACAACCTGCACCAGTTCCAGGTGCTGCACCTTTTTGGTTTTGTGCTAATTGTGCACTTGGGCCACCAGCAGTTGCGCCTTTTGGTAGTGTTCCATTACGTGCAAGTTCTGCTTCTTGCGCACGACGACTTGCGTTTGCACTTAATGAACCAATTTCATCACCCATACGATTTGCATCACCACTTTGGGCTGCTGCAATAGAATCATTCAAGCATGAACTTGCTGGTCCATAATTGTAACTTAAACTGATATAAGCTGCTTGTTGTTCAGCAGTAAGATTGCTCCATGCTGGTTCACCAATACGATTTGCAATTCCTGGTCCATAATAATTTGTAATACTATCATTTAATAAACTTGTTGCATCTGCGTCACTTATGTAATCACCAGCTTGAACTTTTCTACCATCAAGATATGTTGTATTACCATAACCAATAGTCCAATCACCACCATTACCACTGGTTCTTGGACTCCAATAAGAATTATTTCTCTTACCTTCAAATCCTGCTACAACTGATGAAACTAAATTAATATCTTTAATGGATGATGGCATTTTATTTCACATTCGTTATTTTAAAAGTTGGTGGTGTCCATGCAACATTAGCTGAAACATAAACATCAGCAACTGCATTTAATGTTCCTGGTATTGCTATTGGTGCACCAGTAGGAACTAACTTACGTAAACCTTTTGCTTCTTTACGTAAATTTAAATCTTGATTACTCGTTAAGTTTTGTGGATACGTTTTGATTGTATCAATTGGACTACTTGTATTATAATATTGTTTTGCTAAATCATGGTTATCTGTAATACGTGCAACATTAGCACCGATTAATCTTGCGGCACCGTCCGCACTTGTTTGTGGAACAATTTGTGCAACAGTAGAATGAAAGAATTGTGTATCATCACTTAATGCAGCATCTTTTATTACTGTTCCATTATAAAGTGAATCTTTTACATAACTTAAATCAGTGCTGAATACACCTTGATTTACATCAAAGTCCTTAACAATATAATCATTACCGCTATAAGTTAATGAACTACCTAATGTATAATTGTTTGCGTAACTATTACCTGTTTTTTGATAAACACTTGCTGGTAAATTAACTAAAATACCAGTTACACTATCACGAATTGGTGGATGATAATTGTTTACAACAGCAACATTTGGAATTAATCCACTTTGTGCCCAACGAAACAGTTGACTATTAACTGTATATAAACCTGCTATTACATTAGGTTCATCATAAGCTGTTGCGGGTCCAGTATTAAAAAATGTTGTATCAAGTTGTGTGCTAAAATATTGTAAATTACTGACATTAGCTAAACTGTTTGCGTTTAAGTAAAGACTTGTATTGCTTATAATATATTCTACTCTGCCAAGATATGTATTAGGATAATAACCATTTGCAACATACAATACATCACCATAATTTAATTCAGTTGTAAAATGTGTGCTATTGCCCGTTATAATTGCACTGTTAACATTTGCAGTAATATTTCCAGTTGTTGAATAAACATAACTTGGAATATTTGCAGTCATTGCACGATAATGGAAATTAGTAGGATTAGTATTACTGCTGATAGCAACATTTGCATTTGCTGATAGTGTAATACTTGTATTACTATTAATGTTGCTAACATATCCAACGAATACATTACTAACATTACCTATTACGGCACCAAGTTGTAATTGTGTTAAAAATGTAGTTCCATAACCAATAACTGTTGTGTTAGTGGTATATGTTCTTATATTTCCTGTTCCGTTGGCATAGCTTGCTAATGGCATTATGGTCCTACCATTACATCCGATTCTGTTGGTACCATTATGTGACCACAGGCATCATTGCATCCTAAAAATCCCAAACGACGACCTTCAATAATTACAGTATTGCTGCCCCATGCGATTGGATTTGATGGATGCAAATAAGGGTGACCTGTTACATAATCGCCAACACGACTTGCGGCACGACCTTGAATAATAACACTTTCGGCACCCATAATAGATTGGCCGCCTGCATTATTATAAGTTCCTTTTTTAGCTGGTATTGGCATAACCTCTCCTTAAAGAGACTTTGCCAGCGTCAGTCCTGTTGTTTTTGCAAGATACTGGTTGGCAATGTCCGAATCAGTAGCACCATACATTGCTACTGCACTCTTATTTACCACTACAGAATCCGTGGGTGGAATACTAAACACTGCTGGTGCAAGACCAAACCCACCTTGTGGAGTGGCAATCATACACAATGGTTTTGTAAGTTTATATGTAGTTTCGTTTTCTTCTGCAATTCTGGCAATAAGTTCTTCACCTGTAATAAGTTTAAGAGTCATTACCTTTGTTGGATCACTTGCTTTCTCTAATAACACGTTTCTTTTCCTGTAATTCGTCGTAAGATACTTTACTTAATCCTGTGTAACCACCTTCTACTAAAAGTTTACCTTCAAAGTAAATCTGTGGAACAGTTTTGTAACCTTGTGCAATCAAATATTCACGGGCAGTGGTATTTGTCATAATATTAATTTCATTATAATCTTCATTCCAATTTTTTAATAGTGTTTTTGCACTGTCACAGTATGGACAAGCATCTTTAGTATAAAGTGTTATCATTATTAATCCTTTTTCTCTAATTCGCTAACACGTTTACGCAAATCACTTGTGCTAAAACGATGTTCACGTTTATTAAAATATAATTCTATATCACGTTTTTTACAAATATCACGACCAGTAAAATCTTTGTCACGATATTCTTCACCAAGTATACGAACGTTTATTGGATACATTGATAGTATATCTACCAAATCTGCTTCTGTAACATACGGAATAATTTCATCTACATATTTTACAGCAGCCAACTGTGCGTGACGTTCAACAATTGTTTGTGCTGGTTTATTTTTATTTGGTCGGTCTAATGTTGGATCAACTTGCAAACCACAAATTAGGTAATCGCAATGTTCTTTTGCTTCACGCAACATTGCAATATGACCAGCGTGAAGTAAGTCAAATGCGCTACAAGTAAAACCAATTTTCATAAACTATCTTTCTAAAAAATTAGGCGGTTTTTACGTCCGCCTAAATTGTTCTAACGTCTTTGACCAATTATGTTAAGCAAACTTACCATAATATTGATAAAGTCAATGTAAAGATTCAACGCACCAAATATACCTGCATTTGCTCTTTGGTATTCTGGTAATTCATCATATAAATCTTTAATTTTTTGTGTATCATATGCAGTAAGACCTGTAAAAATTAATACAGAAAGTGCTGATATAATAAAACTAAATGTGCCACTTTGTAAAAACAAATTAACAAGAGCAGCAATAAAAATACCAATTACGCCCATTATTAAAAATGAACCAAAGTTTGTTAAATCACGTTTTGTTGTGTAACCATACAAACTCATAGTTCCAAATAGGGATGCAGTAATTAAAAATACTTGGAAAATACTACTTGCCGTATAAATTGCAAATATACTACCAAGACTGATACCCATGAGTGCACTGTATGCATAAAAAATTGTAGTGGCTTTTTGCACACTCATTTCGTAAATATTTGCACTTAAATAAAATACAAGGGCAATAGGTGCAAGTAAAAAGAGCCAAACTTGTGGACCACCCAAGAATAACATGGTCAATTCTGGCACGTTACCTACAAGATAACTTACAATACCACTAATTGCTAAACCTACACCCATATTGTTATAAACACCTAACATATATTGTCGCAAGCCTGCGTCATATGTTGTAGTTGATGTAACAGATATAGCCATATATTATTTTCTCCTTATAAACTAAAACCTTTGAATGAATCGGTGTTAACATCTTGTTTTGTGCCACCGATTACGTAGCTACTTATTTCTGTTTCTTGTGGTGCAACTTGAACCTCTGCACCTGCAATCCACTTCTGTGTCCATGGTAGCGGATTGTTTTTTGTTGGATATGGTTGACCAAGACCAACTGCTTGCATGCGCTTATTTGCAATAAACTCTACATATTCAGCAAGCAACTGATAGTTAAGACCAATCATACTGCCATCTTTGAATAGATATTCTGCCCACTTCTTTTCTTGTTTTACAGCATCGTCAAAGAGTTTAATTGCTTCTTCACGACATTCAACTTCAATCTTTTCATAATCAGGATCATCTTTTGGTAAAAGTTTAAGAAGTGTTTGTGTGCCAGCAAGATGCAAGTTTTCATCACGTGCAATCAACTTAATAATCTTTGCATTACCTTCCATCTTTTTAAGTTCAGCAAATGCCCAACTGCAAGCAAATGAAACATAGAAACGAACACCTTCAAGAATATTAACACTCATAATAGCCAGCCATAATGCTTTCTTGTGTTCATATGTATTAGACTGATTTCCAAGGGCATGATTATTATTCAAGTCAATCAACTTATCATAAAGTTCTGTAATATCACTTGCACAATCTACAATTTCTTGAATGTCCATCATTTCGTCAAATATTTTTGATGGATTGGCATATACGTTGCGAATAATATGTGTGTAAGAACGACTATGAATAGTTTCACTAAATGTCCAAGTAGTAATCCAAGTTTCCAACTCTGGCAATGAACAGATAGGACCAAATGCTACTGCTGGTGCACGACCTTGAACACTGTCAAGTAGAATCTGTCGCTTTAGATTACTTGTGAAAATATGTTGTTCATAAGATGATAAATCCTTGAAGTCTTTAGCATCACGTAGCGTATCTACTTCTTCTGGACGCCAAAAAAAACCTAACTGTTTATCAGTCAGTTTATCAAATTGCTTATACTTTAACGTATCATAACGTTGAATACTGACACCACCATGTGGGTCAAGAAATGCCAGTGACTTTGTGTGGTCACTCTTATCGTTAGCGTCAAAAACAGTGCTCATAGTTAACCTCTTAAAAATAATTATAACAGAAATATGTCAGTTGCACAAATTAAATTGTGCAACTTTCACATGCATCCTGATCTTCAAGAAGTTGCATATTCTTGATTTCAAATTCTGGCTTTTCCTCAACAAACTTCTGGACATTAATTTCACCTTGTCCATCATACGTGTTGAAATAATATAATTGTTTACCACCAAATTTATAAAAATTAAGAACATGCTTGAGCATATCACTCATTGGAATTTTTTCATCACTATAGAATTGTGGATTATATGATGTATTAACACTGATACCTTGGTCTATATACTTTTGTAGAATAGCACAAATATTCAAATAACCTTCTGGTGATTGTTGATCCCA